TCTCGGTTCTTTGTCGAGGATCCGAAACGCAGGCTCATCAACGCACCGCCGATCCGAGACAGAGTGGTTCACCACGCCGTCACCGATACTGTCCTGATCCCGATCTGGGGGCCGAGGTTCCCGTATGGCTCGTTCGCTTGCATCAAGGGCAAGGGGACCCACGTCGCCGTGGATCAGTTGCAGCGGTTCATGCGCCGCCACCCCGAAGGAAGCGGCTACGTGCTCCAGCTTGATGTCAAGTCATACTTCGCGAGCATCGATCACGAGATCCTGATCTCTCTGATTGAGAGACGGATCCGGGATCCGCAGATGATGCGCCTGATCCGTTTGATCGTCGAGAGTTACGAGGATTCGCCCGGTACCGGTATCCCACTCGGGAATCTGACGTCGCAAGTCTTCGCGAACATCTACCTCCACGAGTTAGACATGTTCGCGAAACACGATCTCCGGGTAAAGGAGTACCTCCGCTACATGGACGACATCACGCTCGTGCACACGGACAAACGCCAACTCTGGGAGTGGCGTGACGAGATTGAAGCGTTCCTGGCCGATCGGCTACATCTTCGGCTCCACCAGGTCAAACAAACCCTGACCCCGGTCGATTGCGGTGTCAAGTACCTTGGCTACTGGGTCTGCCGTGACCACATCAAAGTCCTGTCGCGGAACGTCCAGAGGGCCTACAAGCGCCTGGAACAGATGGAGGCCGGGACATTCGACGGCGACGCTCGCTCTTCGATCGCGTCCTGGATCGGCTACACGAAACACGCGGATTGCCACGGTCTCAACTGCCAGATCGCCGAACGACACCCATTCCTCCGGGTCGCATTCGACCCGGTCGAGGTGACTGAATGACGGGGAAACAGATTATGAGAGTCCACACGGCCGTCGGGGCCGAGGAGATCGACGCCGACCGCCTCCTGGTACAGAACGACGAATACGTATTCCTCAACGGGAACGAGGAGATCCGGCGGGTCAAGATCGCAGATATCGTGATTGCGACTGACCCGGAGACCGGGGAGGAGATCGGCGGCATCGAGACGGTCTACAGCCGGAGTTAAGATCATGGCCAGACCAAGCGTGAAGGTGGCGTATGTCAACGGCGACCAGACGCTGATCGCGAACCTGGAGGTCTATAAGGACCGGATGACGGACGCGGTCGCGGACGGTATGCGGAAGTTCGGCGGCCGGGTGGGAGGCGAGTCCACCCGCCGGTGCCCCGTCGAGACCGGGGAACTCCGGTCCCGGGTCTTCAACGAGGGGCCGCTCCGGGACGGCGACACCTACGTGCAGGTGGTCGGCTACGAGAAGTTCGGCGCAACCTGGGAGAAGGGGAAGGCATATGCCGTCCCGGTCCATGAACGGCTCGGTGTCCGCCACCCCGTTGGGGAAGCGAAGTTCTTGGAGAACGCCGTAAATCACCTCTCCGGAGAATACGCGAAGTATCTCCAGAAACTCCTCGGGCAGGTGAAACCGTGAGCGTCGGCGACGACTTCGTGCAGCACCTGGCCGGGCTCGGGATCGGCACACCTGGCATCAGCCTGTGGCTCGGGGGAGTCCCGGACCGGGCGGCCGCGATCACCATCGTCGAGACCGGCGGCCCCGCTCCGTATCACGACTACGGGCCGGGCGAGGTGATCGATCGGCCGTCCGTGCAGGTCCTCGTCCGCAACCGGGCCTACCTGCTCGCCCGCGACAAGGCCGACCAGATCCGGGACGCATTCGACGGGCTCGCGAACTGGCCGATCAACGGCACCCGCTACCTCTCCGTCACGGCGATGAGTGATCCGGCCTACCTCGGGAAAGCCGCCACGAGCCAGGGGGAGACGCATGAGTTCAGCCTGAACTTCGCCACGATGCGCGAGCGGGCGGCACCGGTCATCGGCCTGTGCGGCGCCTACTATGACCTATCGAGGTGGCACACTCCATGATTGGTAAAGGATCCATCCTCTATGACGTGACCGCCGGCGTCGCAATCGCCCAGGTCTCCGCGATCGGCCGGCTCGACCTCGAACGCACCGAGATCGAGACCACGACGCACGGACCACAGGAGCGCCGGACGCATCGGCCCGGCCTGAAACGGGACGCCCCGGTCACCGTCCGCCTGAACTACCGGGAGAACGACGAACCGGCGGTCCGATTGCTCGACCGCTACGAATCGGGGGAGTCCGCGGAATATGCTCTGATCTTCCCGGACCACTCGGCATACGTGTTCGAGGCGTTTGTCTCCGCTCTCGGGCAGGAGACGCCCCGGGACGGACTGATCCATCGGTCGTTCCGGTTCTTACCGACCGGAGTGACCGAACCGCGCCTATCTGCGATCGCCTTCTGCGGCGACTACTACGATTACTCGCAGTGGTCCGCCCCCGGCGACGACTACCCGGCAGCACCGGCCGGGGCATGCCCGGTGCAGTTTGACATCAATAAGTGGTATACATGACGACCTACATCGGCAAGACAACAACTATCGCTGACAGCAGCGGGAACATCGCCAACGTGGACGCGATCGGTGACCTCTCGCTCACCGCAGATGAGATCGAAGACACCGTCTACGGCGCCGGCGGGTGGAAGACCTTCGTGCAGGGCCTCAAGGACGCCGGCACGTTTGACCTGACCGTGAACTACAACAAGGACATGAGCGAGAACACCCGGCTGACGCAGGCGTTTGTCAGCGGGGACTCGGCGCAGTACACGATCACGTTCCCGGACTCCTCGACGCTCATCTTCACGGCGTTCGTGGCCGGGATCGGGATCGCCGTCCCGAAGGACGAAAAAGTGCAGCGGACGTTCACCCTGCGGATCGACGGCAAGACGGCCCCGGCCTTCAGTGAGGCGTCCTCAACATGATCCCGAACGTGACCCGGGAGATCGGAGGGGTGAACTACACCCTCCGCTTCTCTGCCGGGACCTCGATCGCGATCGAGCGAGAGTTCGAGACGAAGATCACCGATCTCCCGAAGATGCTCGGCGACGACCCGAACGTTACCATGACAGCGAGGCTAGTCAAACTCTGCATGCGGAAAGACGGCAAGATACTGACGGACGCGGAGTTCGAGGAAGTCCTCGACAACATCACCATCGAAGAACTCGCGGAACTCCTGAACGACGCGATGCAGTCGGCCTCGACGAAGAAACCTGCTGGTGATACGGGAAACTGAAACCGTTCTCCGGGTGGATGCACGAGTACCTCGACCTTGCCGCGGAAACCGGGTACTTCGATGATCCCCGCATCCTCTACGACCTGACGCCGGCGGAGATTGCGATCACGATCGCTGGCAAGGCCGCCCGCGACCGGCAGCAGCACCAGATGGAGAATGTTCGGGCCGGGACGGTTGCGGCCGCGATCTACAACTCGCTCCGGCAGAAACGAACGGATCGGGTATGGACCTGGAAGGACATCTTCCCGGACACGACGCCAAAACAGCCGCAGTCGCCGGAGGAGATGAAACGACGATGCAAAGAAATAGCACTGATATTCGGTGGGACGGTAACGACACATGGCGCTGAACGTTGGGAACCTGGTCGCGACCCTGGGCCTGGATAAGAAAGGGTTCGATACCGGCATACAGGACGCGGCGAAGAAGACTGAAGGGTTTGCGACGGGATTCTCATCCAAACTCTCCTCGTTATCAGCCCCCTTCGCAGCGATAGGGGAGAAACTCAAGGGAGCCGTGTCGGGATTCTCATCCAAACTCTCCTCGTTATCAGCCCCCTTCGCAGCAGTAGGGAGTAAATTCAAAGGTGTTGTATCCGGGATATCTTCGGGGCTCTCCTCACTCGCAGCCCCCATAGGGGCGGCGAAGGACAAACTCATAGGTCTCGCCACAGGCTTTGCGTCGAAGATGAAGACCCTTGCCGTCCCGATCGCCGCCGTTGGCGCCGCAATCGCCAGTCTCGGAACCGCAGCCGTCCTCGCCGCAGATAACATCAACAAAGCGTACAACGCGATCCGGGTTGGGACGGGTGCGACTGGTGAGGATCTGGAAGCCCTCAAATCTGATTTTGACGCGGTGTTCGGCACAATCCCCGCCGGCGCCGGTGAGGTCGGGACGGCGATCGCAGACCTCAACACCCGGCTCGGGCTCACCGGGAAACCGTTGCAAAATATGGCGACTCAGTTCTTGGAACTTTCCCGGATCACTGGGACTGACGTTGCCTCGAACATCAAAGAAGTTACCCGGCTCTTCGGCAGCTGGAACGTCGCCGCGGACGACCAGGCCGGGACGCTTGATTATCTCTTCAAGACATCACAGTCGACCGGGATCGGAGTCGACAGACTCTCTACGTTGACCACGCAATACGGGTCGACGCTCCGAGGGTTGGGATTTGACCTTAAGGATTCAGTAGCGGTCCTCGGTAAGTTTGAGAAAGGGGGCGTAAACATCGAAGCTGCCCTCGCCGGCATGAAGATGGGTCTCGGCAACCTCGCCGGTAAAGGCATCACTGATCCGGTCGAAGCGCTCGACGAACTCGCTCGGCAGGTGAGGGAGGCGGGGACTGAGATCGAGGCGGTCTCGATCGCCGCCGAAGTCTTCGGCGCCCGGGGCGCCGCAGAGATGGCTGCAGCGATCCGGTCAGGTAATCTTGACCTCGGCGATTTCGTCACGATGCTTGATGCGTCAGAAGAGACCGTCCTCACAGCAGCCGATGCCTCGATGTCGCTCGGCGACCGGATGGCCATCCTGCAACACAAGGCGGAGAAGGCGCTGGAACCCGTCGGCAACCTCCTGATCGGGGCGTTCGAGGACGCCATGCCCTTCCTCGAAGGGGCGGGGGACCATCTCGCTGACATCGGACAGGGGATCGCTGACTGGGCGGTACAGGCTCAGACAACCGCCGCGCCGTTCGTTGCAGCCCTTCAGGACCAGATGGCGCCCGCAGTGGAGTTCTTTGAGGGGCGGCTTGCCCACATTATCGACTGGTGGGAGGAGAACGGTCCGATCTTCATTGCCGCATGGGAGAACATTGCGGCGGCAATTCAGTGGGTGATCGGGGAAGTCATAGTCCCGATCTTTGAGTGGGCGTGGCCCTACATCGAGCAGATTTACTCCGGCGCCCTGGACACGATGTTAGGTGTCGCGAAGCTCTTTGCGTCGATCCTCGCGGGCGACTGGGAGGCAGCCGGTGAAGCCCTCACAGAGATAGCCAAAGGGGCGATGCAGGCGCTCGTCGGCGTGATCTCAATGGGGTGGGACGCGATCGCTACCGGGATCGAGTTCGTCGGACAGGGGATCCTGG